CAACAAAGCTGCTCTACAGAGTTCGCAAAAGCTGGAGTGACGCAAAGTCTCAGATTGGTGCATTTTCTTCTTTGGACAATGCAAAAAAGGCATGTAAACCAGGATATTATGTGTTTGATGCAAACGGCAATGTTGTCTATCCAACCAAAAAGTCCGTTGACGAAATTGCCCGTGAAGTCATTCAGGGTAAATGGGGTAATGGCACTGACCGCAAAAAAAGACTTACAAATGCCGGATATGATTACAATGCCGTGCAGAAGCGTGTGAATGAACTGATGAAATAATATGTCAAATATGTCCCTGAGTAGTTTTTCGGAACTGCTCAGGGATTTTTTCTTTTAGGGGCTAATTTTCTGGAGCTTTTAGCGGACTGTATGGTAGGAGGTGCTGCTTGTGACAACAGAAGAAAAAAGAACCGTTGAGCTTTTGCGGCAAAACGGAAAAAGCAATGCAGAAATTGCAGAGCATTTGCATATATCGCCCAACACTATTAAGTCCTATCTGAAACGCAAGAAAAGAAGTGATAACTCTTGCCTGATGTGTGGCATTACCATTACACAGACACCGCATAGAAAGAAGAAAAAATTCTGCTCCGACCACTGTCGACAGAAATATTGGAGAAAGAATGCAGGAAGAACCTCCGCAATGAAAGAAGTCGTCTGTGCAGGATGTGGAAAGAAATTCTATGCCTATGAAAGCAAACAGCGTAAATACTGCTCACTTCTCTGCTATCACGGAGGTATTGCGGATGAACAGTGAAAAATTACAAAAAATCAGCACCTATAAGGTCACACTTGCTGTTCTGAAAAAGTGGCGGAAAGACGGCATTATTTCGGAACATGAATTTCGTAAATGCGAGTTAAAAATTGCCGAAAAATTCGATATATCTTTGTGCAGTATATATCGTGAAACTGCTTGACTTTAGGTCGCTTCTGATTTAATATGTAACACTGAGGAGGGATACTATATGGCACGCACCATAAAAAAGGTCGAATTTCTGCCTAAAATGCCAAAACTGCTGAACGTTGCCGCTTATGCCAGAGTGTCCAGCGGCAAAGATGCCATGCTGCATTCTCTTTCCGCACAGGTAAGCTATTACAGTGAAAAAATTCAGAAACACACCGGATGGAAATATTGCGGTGTGTATGCAGATGAGGCAGCAACAGGTACGAAAGACAACAGAGAACAGTTTCAGAAACTTCTTGAAAAATGCCGTGCTGGCAGCATGGACTTGATTCTTACGAAATCCATCAGCAGATTTGCACGAAATACCGTCACATTACTTGAAACTATACGTGAATTGAAAGATTTAGGTGTGGATGTTTATTTTGAAGAGCAGAATATTCACAGTCTTTCAGCAGACGGCGAACTGATGCTGACGATTCTTGCAAGCTATGCACAGGAAGAAAGCCGTTCAGCAAGCGAAAATCGCAAGTGGCAAATCCGAAAAGACTTTAAAGAAGGCAAAATCGGGAGCATTACAATTTTCGGGTATCGGAGAAATGCTGACGGTATTCTGGAAATTGAACCCACGGAAGCAGAAATCGTTAAGATGATTTTTTCGGACTATCTTTCCGGAATGGGCGGTCTGAAAATTGCAAAGAAACTGAACGAAATGGGTATCAGAACAGCACAAGGGAATCTCTGGACATCTCCAAGAATTAAGGAATTGCTGTCCAATGAAAAATATGTCGGCGATATGCTTTTACAGAAATATTTCCGCAATAATCATATAGAAAAGAGAAAAATGCAAAACAACGGTGAACTTCCCAAATATCTGGTAGAGGATGCACATGAAGCGATTATTGACCGCGATACATTCCAAAAGGTGCGGGAGTTGATTGCACAAAGACAGTCAAAATTTTCTCATACAGGTTCAAAAAACCGCTATCCATTATCGGGAATGATACAGTGCGGATGCTGCGGAAAAAATTATCAGCGAAAAGTATTCAAGCAAGGTTCTGCATGGATTTGTGCCACATTTGTAAGGCGTGGAAAAAAATACTGTCCTGCTGCAAAGCAGATACCTGAAAACATTCTGCAATCCGTTCTTTGCGAGGTTTTAAGGTTGGAGAAGTATGACGACGACGCAGTTCTGAAATATATTCGGCAAATTATTGTTCCCGAACCAAACGAACTGATTTTTATCTTTTATAATGGTAAACAGGTTCAGAAACATTGGGAAAATCCGTCACGTTCTGAAAGCTGGACGGAAGAAATGAAACAAAAAGCAAAGGAAAGGAGTTTACAATGGCACGAAAAATCACAATGATTCCGCAGACCATTAATCCGCAGACACGAACGGCAATGGATACGAGAACAAAACGAAAAGTAGCAGGTTACGCCCGTGTTTCAACGGATTATGAGGAACAGATTACTTCCTACGAGGCACAGGTTGATTATTACACAAATTACATTCAAAGTCGTGATGACTGGGAGTTTGTCAAGGTCTATACAGACGCAGGCATAAGTGCGACAAACACACGGCATCGTGAGGGTTTCAATCAAATGGTGGAAGATGCACTTGCCGGAAAAATCGACCTTATCATAACAAAGAGTGTGAGCCGTTTTGCACGAAATACCGTGGATTCTCTTACTACTGTACGTAAACTGAAAGAAAAAGGAATTGAGGTTTACTTTGAAAAAGAAGGTATTTATACGCTGGACTCTAAAGGGGAATTGCTCATTACGATAATGTCAAGCCTTGCACAGGAAGAATCACGCTCCATTTCCGAAAACGTTACATGGGGACAGAGAAAACGCTTTGCAGACGGTAAAGTCTGTCTGCCATACAGCCATTTTCTTGGCTACAAAAAGGGAGAGGACGGCTTGCCGGAAATTGTACCGGAAGAAGCTGAAATTGTCCGCTTTATCTACAGAAGCTACATGAACGGTCAGACATCTTACGCCATTGCAAAAATTTTGACAGAACGCCATATTCCAACTCCGGCAGGCAAGGAAAACTGGCGGCAGTCCACCATTGAAAGCATTCTGACAAATGAAAAATACAAGGGCAGTGCACTTCTGCAAAAGAAATTTACAACGGATTTCTTAACCAAAAAGACCAAAATCAATGAAGGAGAAGTTCCGCAGTATTACATAGAGGAATCTCACGAACCAATAATTTCTCCGGAAGATTTTGAAGAAGTGCAGGCTGAATTTACAAGACGCAAGAAACTTGGCAGAAAATACAGCGGCAGTACGATGTTTTCTGCAAAACTGGTCTGCGGCGACTGCGGACACTTTTTCGGTTCAAAGGTCTGGCACTCAACCAGTAAATACCGCCGTGTAATTTGGCAATGCAACAACAAATTCAAGGGAGAGCATTTCTGTTCCACGCCGCATCTTTATGAGGATGAAATTAAAATACGGTTTATCTCCGCCTTTGCTGCATTTTTTCAGAACAGAGAAATGGTGCTGGAAACTTGCAGGATGCTGTTGGAGGATTTGTCCGATACTTCTGCTCTGGATACTAAAATAGAAATGCTGACCATGGAATTGAACGACATTGGCATTCTGATTCGTGAGCATATTCAGAAAAATGCGGAATCCGTACAAAATCAGGATTCTTACAACCTTCGCTACGATGAGCTGACAGGACAATACGAGAGAAAGAAAGGATTGCTCCAAAAAATGCAGCAGAAACGTATTGAGCACCAGAGTAGAATTGAATCAATGGCATCATTTCTGAGAACTCTTGAGAAAACCAACGAACCCATCGACTATTTTGATGACGGTATCTGGCGAACGACCATCGAGAAAGTAACCGTATTCCATGATGGCAGAATGGTTTTCCAATTTGTTGACGGAACGGAGATTGAAGCATAAAGCAAGAAACCCACTATGGCATTAAGCTGTAGTGGGTGCTTTTTTTGCTTTTCACAAGAAAACGATAGGTGGGTGCATACTGGAAAACGATAACTGAAAAAGGGTGCATTTTTACTTTGGGAGGGTGCATTTTTTGCCCACAAGAAAACGATTACTTTTCTCAAAACGCCCCAAAGTGTGAAATCAAAGCGTATTTTTCACCGAAAATCTTACATAAGAAAACGATAAAAGCCTGAAAACAACGAAGTTTTCAGGCTTTTTGACAATGAAAATGCACCCTTATTTTGTATCAAAATAAGGGTGCAGGTATGGTGGAGGCGACGAGAATTGAACTCGTGTCCGAAAACAAATCCACACAACTTTCTACGAGCGTAGTTTATCTACATTGATTCCCTTTCAAAACCGCCGGTAAACAGGCTGCTAAGAAAGGTAGTTCAAATCCGATCCTGCGGTGTGAACAGGCCGCCGGAACGTTCACCACTGCAATGATGCCGCAGCGTAGGCCGTGGTACTCCTACGGGCGACAGTAGCTGACTTAGGCAGCTACCTGCAGGCTCTTGTTAAAGCTTACAGAAAAGTTCTTTTTAGCGTTTAATTTTAAACGTGCCGCTGTTTAAAGAGATGCGACAATCTCTGCTCGCTTATCATGCTTCATCGTCCCCGTCGAAACCGTTACGCCCCCATTCTGCCAATCTTTACTGGTTGTGTTCCTTTACTGCACGGCGAATTTGCCGCTGGGCATCTTGTTTTGCAGCCGTCTGCCGCTTATCATACAGTTTTTTACCCTTACAGAGTCCCACCTGTACTTTCACGCGGGAATCCTTAAAATACAGCGAAAGCGGCACCAATGTCAAACCGTCCTGCTTCACCTTGCCGAACATACGGTTGATCTCCTGACGATGCATCAGTAATTTCCGCACCCGCATAGGGTCTGTCCGGAACAGTCCGTCTTTCTCATAGGGTGTGATATGCATGCCCTTGATAAACAATTCTCCGTCAGAAATATCGCACCAAGCATCTTTCAGATTCACATGCCCCTGCCGGATAGACTTGACCTCGTTCCCCTGCAAAGAAATTCCTGCTTCATAGCGTTCCAGAATGAAATATTCATGCCGTGCCTGCCGGTTTTCGCAAATCTGCTTTGTTCCTTTCGTCTGCAT